ACCTCTATACGACACCCGGGCGGACGGTAGACTATGGCTTTGTCGCGCAGGAGATAAAAAAGCTCATGGGCCGGATGCACATAGCCGGCCTGAAGTTCGACCGGTGGAGGATTGACGACATGGTGCGGGAGCTCCGTGACGTGGGCGTCGAGGCCTATGTCGACGGCAAGGAAGAGGCGTACCCCGACGGCCTCAGGATGATCCAGCACGGGCAGGGTTTCCGCGATATGAATCCGGCCGTAGAGGCCCTCGAGGACGCTCTGGCCAACGGGAAGATCCGTCATGGCATGCATCCGGTGCTCACGATGTGCGCCAGCAATGTCCGTGTACAGCAGGACCCATCAGGGAACCGGAAGTTCGATAAGATAAAATCGACGGGACGAATCGACGGTATTGTGGCGCTCGCCATGGCTCTCAACGGGGCAGTCGGAGGGGAGCCTGAGAGAACAGAATTTTTCGCGGAGGCATGGTGATATGTTCGATTTTTTCAGGAAAAAGCGGAAAAAAGAAACGAAAAGCGCGTCGTATGATGATTTGGTGATGAATTACGGTTTTGCCCAGTCCCATGCGGGTATTTACGTCACTCCATCTACGGCACTGCAGTGTTCTACCGTCCTCGCGTGTGTCAGGACCATTGCCAACGGCATCGCTCAGGTCCCATTCCGCCTCGTGCAGCAGAAAGGCGAGGTGAGGAAGCCGGCGATGACTCACCCCCTCTATGATTTGCTCTACATGGCCCCTAACGAATGGCAGGACGCCTTCGAGTTCTGGCATATGGTCATGATGCACCTCACCCTGACGGGTAACGCCTATATCTGGATTAACCGCCTGCCTGACGGGCGCATCGCCGAGCTCCTGCCGTATCCTCCCGGCTCTGTCTCCATCCAGCGCGACGGCTGGAAGGTGCAGTACTCCATCACCCTGCAGGACAAGACGTATATCACCGTCCCCCAGGCGGACATGTGGCACATCAGGTGGCTCGCGTGGGACGGCGTGTGCGGACTGAATGCCGTAGCTATGGCCAGAGAGGCCGTCGGTCTCGCTCTGTCACTTGACGCCCACGGGGCAACATCATTTAAAAACGGAAGCCGCCTCTCAGGATTTCTGTCTGTGGCCCAGCGCCTTGATGAGCAGCAGAGGAAAAGTCTCCGTCAGGCATGGGAAGAGGCTTTCGGAGGCGCAGAGAACTCGGGGAAGATTGCCGTTCTCGGCGCGGACATGAAGTATCAGCAGCTCCAGGCGACGAATGATGTATCTCAGTATGATCAGACACGAAGGTATCAGGTAGAAGAGATATGCCGCGCATTTGGGGTTGATCCTGTCATGATCGGCTATTCTGACAAGGCCGCCACATTCGCCTCAGTGGAGCAGAAGAGCATACAACATATTGTATACTGCCTCGGGCCGTGGTATTCTTGCATAGAGAAAAGCGCGGACAGGTGGCTTCTTACAGCCAAGGAGCGCAGGCTTGGGTATTATTTCAAGTTCAATGTCAACGCACTGCTTCGAGGCGCAAGCGCGGACAGAGCGAGCTTCTATACTCAGCTCTACAATATCGGGGCAATCAGCCCCAACGAGATACGCGAGCTCGAGGACATGAATCCATATGAAGGCGGAGATGAATACCGTGTTCCGCTCAACATGGAAGAACCGGGGAAAAATACAGATGAAGGAGACGAAGATGCTTCTCAGGACAAGGATAGGATGTGAGATCAAGGCCGCCGGTGACAGCGGTGCCGAGATGACCTTCTCCGGCTACGGCTCCGTTTTCGGTGTCCTCGACGCCTATGATGACATCATCGAGCCCGGGGCATTCTCTGCTACCATTTCGAAATTCAAATCTTCTGGAGTCTGGCCGGCCATGCTAGCCCAGCATGGAGGCTGGGGGAACTCCTCACAGGATATGACGCCTGTCGGCGTATGGACAGAAATGCGTGAAGATGACCACGGTCTCTACGTGGAGGGGAAGCTCGCTGATACCCCGAGGGGCCGCGAGCTCTATACCCTGATGAAGATGACGCCGAGACCGGCCATCAACGGACTCTCTATAGGATACTATGTCACGGACTCCCGAGACGAGGAGATAGTCGGCGGGAGTATCCGCCACATCACCGGAATTGGCCTGGTGGAGCTGTCTCTTGTGACTTTCCCGGCCAATGACGAGGCCAGGATTGAATATGTAAAAAGCGGCCAGCGTGCCTCTATACGCGACGCCGAGAGGGCCCTGCGGGAAGCGGGTTTCTCCCGGAGCGAAGCGAAGGGTATTCTGGCCGGTGGGTATAAGTCCCTGTCCCTGCGGGATGCCGGAGACGGAGATGCCGAAATAGCCGCGCTTCTGCGGCGTAACATTTCCGCCCTAAGGGGCGAGGAGATTAAAAATGTCTGACGAAATCAGAGAACTTATTGAACAGCAGGGCAAGGCCTTTGAAGAATTTAAAAAGTCCAACGACGAGCGCCTCGCGGCCATTGAAAAGGATGAGGGTCGTTCCGAACTGGAAGAGAAAACCGAGCGAATCAATGACGAACTCGGCCGTCTCTCCGCTGCCGTTGATGAGCTCGCCAAAAAGGCGAACCGCCCCGGTGCCCCCGGAGCAGAAGGAGACGAAGCCTTGCAGGCCGAGCATAAATCTGCCTGGCTCAAGTGGGTCCGTAAGGGAGACGATGCCGGACTCGCTGACATCGAGCACAAAGCGATGAATGTCGGTACTCCGGCTGATGGCGGATACGCCGTCCCCATCCAGCAGGACCGTGACATCATGCGCCTGCTGACTGACCTCTCCCCCATGCGCCAGGTGTGCAGGGTCATGACTGTCGGTACAGAGGACTACAGGAAGCTCGTCAACCTCGGCGGCACCGCTTCCGGCTGGGTGGGCGAGACTGACGCCCGTCCCGCTACTGCCGGCCCGACTCTGGCTCAGCTGAAGCCTTCCTTCGGCGAGTTGTATGCCAATCCGGAAGTGACGCAGAAGGCCCTCGATGACATCTTCTTCGACGTGGAGGGCGAGCTTTCGCAGGACATCTCCGAGTCTTTCGCCGTCCTCGAGGGGAAGGCCTTCCTTTCCGGCACCGGCACGAATCAGCCCGTGGGTCTGCTGACGGCCAAAACGTCCGCGGAAGCCGACTCCGCTAGGGCCTTCGGGACTGTGCAGCACATCGCAACCGGCGTTGCTGATAACTTCCCTGCCAAGGATCCGGCCGATATTCTTATCGACCTCATCTACTCGATGAAGGCCGGATACCGTACCGGCGCCCAGTTCATGGTGAACAGCATGACGCTCGCCACCATGCGCAAGTGGAAGGACGGGGATGGTAACTACATCTGGCAGCCGGCTATGCAGAATGGCCAGCCCGGCTCCATCTTCGGCTATGGGTATGTCACGAACGAGGACATGCCCTCTGCCGGAGCCGGCGCTATCCCCGTGGTCTTCGGAAACTTCCAGCAGGCATATGTCATCTTCGATCGAGTGGGCATCAGGTCCCTGAGAGATCCCTACACGAATAAACCCTTTGTCGCATTCTACACCACAAAGCGTGTCGGATCGATGATCGCCAACACTCAGGCAGTCAAATTCCTGAAGTGTGCGGCCTAGCCTATGCCGGTCAGACTGACAAGACCGTGGCGGTACTGGCATCGCGGGTGTATCCCCGTGGACTATGAGGCCGGTACCGTCATCGAGGATGACGAGGTGGCGAAGGTGGCTCTGCAGTGCGGGGCCGCCGCCCCCATTACGGCCACGAAAGAGAAGAAGCCCGTGGAGAAGAAGCGGTGACACTGACATACTCCCCTCTCACTGCGGCTGGCCCGCTGGTCGAGCTGGCCGACATAAAGCTCTACCTCCGTGTCGACTCGGACGCGGAGGATACTCTGATCCAGAGCCTGATCCTTTCGGCCGGCACGGAGGCTGAGCATATCACGCACCGTGTCCTCGCCAGACGGGACTACCTCGTCACGTGCGAGGGGGGTATCACGGAGCCGGTGACACTGCCGCTGGTTCCCTGCACGTCGGTCAGTATCCTGACTGACGCCGCGGGGACATCGGAGGTGGATGCGTCTCTGTACTCCATAGGGCACACTTCCAGCCGGCCGGCGGGAGACGCGGATATCGTCACCGTAGTCCCCGGTGACGGGTTCCCCGCCGGTACGATCTGGATCAGGGCGGCGTGCGGCTACACCGATGTGCC